ATGTAATGAATCCAACTACGGATAGTACCATTCATATACATGCGACTAACAGTAAGTCCTTCAGGTAATACAGCTCGGGCTTGCTCTTTCGCAATTCCATTCTTGATAGCCCACGAGTATTCTTGCTTAACTGAGAATAACACACGCTTCTGGGCTCGTTCCCACTCAAAGGCAAGAAGCTTTTGTGCTTCGTCGTTCATATCAAGTTCTACACTATTCTGACGATTCTTTGTATCTTGAAAACGAGCTTCACGCAACACAAACGCTTCGTCAAGTTCTGCTGTTGGGTCAGCGTAACGTTGGCTAAACTCTTGAAAGCTGAAACTCCTATGTCGCAAGATTTGTCGGGCAATGTCTCTAGTTGTGGTAATTTCCATACAGGCTGAAACCATTTCAAGAGGGCTCCAGTGTTGGTGCTTGACCAAGTACTTGATTAATTTTTCACTTGTTTCTGTATTGAATTGATTAGCAGGATTGCTTACTCTTGCGCAGTATGCCACTAAGTCTAGTGCGTTTTCAATGCCTTGATTTTCAAATTCATTAGTTGGCTTACTGTAGGATACTAGTTTAACGTTCATTTTAGTTTCTTATTAGTTAGAAATTTGTTAGTGTGTTTTGTTATGTCTTTTTTTATTCGATCAGTGTCTAACTTAAAATCGATATTTTCGATATTTTCTTCGTATTGAGACAATACATCTTTTATCTGTTTCTCAAAGTTATCCCAATCTAACTTTGAATTTTTTTCTAATTCAAGTTCCCAAATTTTGCTATTTTTGAAAGTAATTTTGACCGCATGAAGATAACGTAGGGGTACTACATTGAGTGTTATCTCTCCGAACACCTCGGGCCAGCGGTCAATTACGTCTTTGGGAAGCGGCTTCCCATTTGTCACTTTACTTTCTTAATAGGCGACAGTGTTTCTGCTTGACGTCTGAAATCTGCAGCTTGCTTGCTCAATCGATCAGCTTCGCTTCGGAATCGTTTAGCTTGATCTTCTGGACTTAGATTTTCTACAACTGGTTGTAGATCTTCGTTGATACTACCAGATGTAGTTTTAGCTTGTGGACTCAAATCTTTAATTTTAGCAACTTCTACAACTTCCACATTATCTCTAACTGGCTCTTTTACAGCAAGTTCGTCGACTGAACAATTACGCTGTTCTGCAATAAGTTGATTGAGTTCGTCTAAACTAATACGAGTTTGAAAATTAGGAGTCATTTCAATCGCATCGGTCGGTGCTTTAATTAATCTACCCTGTGCATGTAACGCTGGCAACATAGTGCTACCGTCGGAAAATTTTGCTCTTGCTAATACTTCGGCAAATTCAAAAGATTCTTGTGCTGATGCATTTTCCACTAATTGTATTAATGAATCGTGATTAACATCACTTAAATTTTCTGTCGGTATAATTAAACAATTATACGCATCTCCTGGCAATGTTCTATAGGCTACTAGACATTTACGTCCTGTTGCCTTAACTCTGCCTACGTGTTTTAGATCTTGCATGTTATTCCCCTTGTGCAGGTGCTGCTGGTGCTGCTTGCTTCTGTGCTGCTTCTAAAAATGCATTTAGCTTATCAAATAATACACCGACGCTGGATAACTCATTGGCCTTAAACGCACCTCGAGTTGTCACAACATCAATAAGATTACGCATTGCTAATAGATCGTTAAGATTGAGATCGGGTGCGGGCGCTGGTGTTACTTCGGGCTGTGCGGTCTCAACTGCTGGTTGTTCTAATTCTTGATCACTCATTTATTTTTCTCCTTGAGGTTTGGCACCTTCTAAAAATGCCATTAATTTACTATATGTTTGGCCAACGATTGTCATTTCGGCCGGTTTAAATGCTCCACGTGAGCTAGCAACATCAATGATGCTTTTCATGGCTGCTAGATCATTTAAGGTCAACTGATTTGCATCAGTTGATGCTGTTTGAGATACTTCTGTTTTATTAGTTTCTTCAGTCATATGAACTCCTTCTCATTATTATATATGCTTATAATTTATCGACTAGGCTAAAAGTGGACAAGCTAATCTGAAAAAGCTAAGTTCTTTTTCTTGCTCAAATCCGATTCTAGTAGTGAATACTAGACTGTTATCTATTAGATCTAAATACTGACCTATATAGTATCTACTGTTAAGATTGTGATAAATCCATTGATCTATATGCGTAAGCATTACTGGATTATATTTAGGAATAATTGTATAGTAAAAGTGATGCGCTGGAAAAGAGACCTTCCTCAATTCCAGCGCATTAATCGGATTAACTTTACCGTTTTTTAACGCCATTACTGAACTTCTTCATCGTAGTATGCGTGAGCACCCCATGGCGGAACAATACTAGTAGTACCATGAATAATAAACACTGTGTCACAGTAGTGTTCATCACCCCACGAATCCCAAGGATAACCGTCTGTAAACATGATAAACTTTTTAGGGTTAATATCGTGATTCTTCATGTATTCCCAATTAGCCATAAAGTCGGTGCCACCACCGCCCATAGGCTGATACTCGGTAATATCATTACCACCGTAGCCATCAAAGTCTTGTTCGTTATAAACCTTAGTATCAAAACACCACACTTTGATATTGTAGTCTTTGTACTCGTCCATAATGCCTTTGATCTCTGTCAAGAAGTCTTTGGCTTGTGCATCACTAATGGATCCAGACATATCAATGGCAATGGAGATATCAATAGTTTCGTCAAAGTTCATACCTGGCAAGATTGCACCAGTATGCCAACCTTTACGGCTAGGACGACTAAACGTATAGTCGTTACGAATAGTACTTTGAATTTGCTGACGCAGAATCTGACGCCAGTTCATCTTAGGCTCAGTCAGCTCACGAATCATACGTTGAATCTCAGCAGGAGTATTGCCGGCACCTGCAGCTTGCGCAGCTGAAATTGTAGCTTCTCGTACTTCATCACGGATTTTGCGCAATTCATCTTTCGAGTATTGCGGCTTATTACCTTGGCCTGGCTGACTACCGTTATTCCCAGTGCCGTCACCTTCCCAATCGATATGCTCGTCTAATAGTTGACCCAACGCAGACAGACTTTCTTCGTCCATCTTTTCATAAATCTCGTCATACACTTGTTCGGCACTTTTTCCGTAATGCTTGGGATCATGGAAAATCTTAATATCTTTTGGAGAGTCACCAATACGATCCCTAACCAACTGTCCGTTCACACAGTAGTCGATAGCCGCATTCCAAATGCCGCGATTTCTATTTTCAGTACGAGCAATGTGATCAAACACATTATGCAAGATCTCGTGTGCTACAACGAATTCAACTTCTTTGGTGCTGAGTTTTTCAAAAAACGGACGACTGTAGAACAAGTTACGGCCATCTGTTGCAGCTGTTTGACACCAATCGCTAGCATCTACAATTTTAAGGCGTGTAGCCATATTGCCAAAAAATGGATGGCGTAGTAGCAACCCAATTCGTGCTACAATAATTTTGTCTATAACTGGATCTAAATGTTGCGACATAATCTGCTCCTAAATAATTACTCTATGTATATATTATAACACCGCCCGTAGGCGGTGTCAAATAGCACAGTACCAAATTAACGCTTTTCGGTAGCTGCTGCAATGTACTTACCAAATTTAGCATGGAAGTCATCGAAACATTTGATCTCATCTGGATCCAACGGTAATTGGTATTGAGTCAATGCAAGTTTAGTGCCCATAACAACTAATTCAGTTTCAAAATTGTCCATAATAAACTGGAAGAAGTTATTAACTTGATCATTCCAATTTTTAACGTTTTTGTCACATGCATCTTTGAGTTCGTAGCACAGGCTAACAGTTAAAGAGTACATGGCACTGATTTCTTTAGTGTCCATTTTCTTAACCTTGCCAAGCAAGATGTCAGTAGGGTTAGGCAACTTAGACGCAACTTTTCGGTGTGCCATAAACTTAATAGCAAGGCCTTCACCGACAGCACCCGACACCAAATCTGTCAAAGTGTTTTCGTCTTCGTCGTCGTCAAACAACAGTTCAGAAACAAATGCCCAGCTACGCGGAGTAGCAAATGCTTTTGAACCAGACTTAGGATCAAAGTCGTACAGGTCTTTCTTAGAGAAAGTAAGGAAACCAACTACGTCTTTGTGGATACGATTTTCAGTAGCCCAAGTAAAGTAGTCATCCCAGTCAACACGCATTTCCATGTGAACGAAACGGTTTGCCAACGGAGCAGGCATGCGATAAGTAACACCCTTGTCAGCTTCACGGTTACCAGCGGCAACAATCAGCACGTTATCTGGCAACTTGTAAGTACCAACTCGACGGTTCAAAACCAACTGATAAGCTGCCGCTTGAACAGCAGGAGCTGCAGAGTTCATTTCATCCATGAATAGGATAATTTGTTTATGTTGGCTAGCCATGTACTCGTCTGGCAATTCCATTGGCGGAGCCCAAGCCATTTTGCCCGCATTAGCATCAAAGTAAGGAATACCTTTAATATCAGTAGGTTCCCAAAGACTCAAGCGAATGTCAATAACATGAGCCTCTAGTTCTTCGCCCAATTGTTTAACAATATCCGACTTACCAATTCCTGGAGGACCCCACAAGAAGATTGGACGCTTTGCTTTAAAAGCACGACGAATAGATTTTTTAGCTGCTTTAGGGCCTACTGTACGGGAAACAATTTCGCTCATATTTACTCCTGGGTTAAAAAAGCGTTTAACATTAACTGTCTATGTATGTATTATACGATAGATACGTCACTATGTCAACAGTTTTTTAGGAGTTTTCGTCCGTTTGGCTGTCTTTCTTTCTAGCGTTCATTGCTTTGACTAGTCCATATTTTCGAATATCGTCCGAAAACATGTAAAGCTCGAATGCCTTTTTCTCTGCAAATACGGTTAAACTTTGACCTGTTAAGAAATACGGACAATCTAAAAATTGGTCAAAGAAAATAATAGTTTGTGGACTCAATTCGATTTGTTCAGAAAATGGAACTTCGTAACTTTCGAGTTTAAGCTCATCTGTAAGAAATTCAAATCCTTCTAAACTTAACCTAAGACCGCCCTCGTCTTTGGTTCGTTTACTTTGCCATAATTTATGTAGATGTAATTTAATGTTGGCTTCGTCGCAACTACGACCTAGCTCATTGAGAAAAATTTTAGTATATGTAGCTCTAGAGATCATTTGATGATTTCGCCAGTAGTCAATTTGACCACTTCGAAATCGCTAGAGTTAAACATTGAGTTAAGTTTCTTAGCTAAATTGATAGCGTGGCCCGGATTAGAAAAACTAACTTTTTTATATTTAGGTCCTGGATAACTAGTTAAGCTATTTGAACTTTTTAAATTAAATGGTTCGCCTTGATAAAAGACCGCCCAGATTGCATCAGACTTGAGAATTTGCTCAGTCTTATAGTTCTTTTTATTCGTGTATTCTAAAAGTACATCGGGCTTTGGTCTACTCATATATGCGTCCTTAATATATACGCATATATTTATCATTTAATTGCTAGAAAAACCACCACCGTCCATTCGTACAGTTACATCGCCGCCCTGGCTTTGCTGTAGTTTAGTCAACAAAATATCTTGATCTTCTAATAACTTAACACTAAGCTCTGATAAACAGTAGGCAAGTGTTTTAGCTGTTTTTAGGTCTAATTTAATTTCTTTCTGTTGGCTAAGTTCGGCAGATTTTACTTGTTGTATAAACTGCTGTATTGGGATAGTATTAATCGGATTTGGCATTTGATAGCACCTGTTTCATTTCTAAGTCTGTTTTAAACGGGCCTTTATTTTCGTATCGTTCGATAGTAATTAGTTTAGGACAAAAACTTTTTACCCATCCCTTATTGAATCGAATAATGTAGTACCCTGCACAATACAAACTCTTACTGGCTTGACTCTTTGTAAACAACGGCAATCGTTTTTGCACATTAAACATTAGATTATACGGATCACAACTAGTGGGATATCCGTATACATCGCAATTCTCATCTTGACTGATTGTAGTTTTAATTTTACTGCTAAAAAAGTCTTTACCAAATGCTTTAATTAATTCTTCTCGCTTGCCAAAGAAGCTGCTGCCATCAGACGAACTGAGCATAAATCGATTATTTTCTTTTTTATGCAGTGTTCCAATTTTTACACCGTTTTCTTCTACAATCCAAAATTTGCCATCTACTATCGGCTTTGCATGTATTTCTGTCATTCTGTATACCTCGCTTGTAATGGTTCAGCATATTGCTGAATACTGTCAATCATACGTTTCATATCGTATAGTTGACAAAATTTTAATAATCTAATACCAACTTGATCTACTGATTTAGGCACAGCATTAGTAGTAATAGTTTCTTTAATAACAGTTTTAATGTCTTCGGGCTGTGCTGTAAGGTCAATCAATTGACGATTACGTTCGTAATCATCTAGTACACGATGTTCTTTACCTTCATGGTCCACCCAGCGTTGCAGCATCATATTGTTCCACGCGAACCCCTTGTTACTGCGATCAGTAAATGCTTCTTGCAATTTATTCTTACGTACTTTAGGAAATGCTGAAAATACATTATCGCTACTATCGCCACGCATACATTTCTCAAACAAGATCCATTCTGGATTAGGAATATCTTTAGGCTCGCCAGTTTTGCTATCTTTAACCATCTTACCTTTTTTATCAAAGATACCCTCGTGCGTAGTAAGTGTTTCAGCTACACCGTTATATTGCTTAACATTGGGAGCAATCAACTGATGAAAATCACTGTCTGTCGAAATGATTACATGGTTATCATTAGGATGACTTTGTATCCAACCAGCAATTAAGTCATCTGCTTCTAGTTGACTATGTTGTAACACAGTACAATTAGTCTTTTCATTAATGAAATCTTTAAATGCATCAAATGTTTCCCAGAACAGTTTGTCTTCATCTTGTTCTTTAACTGTCATGGCTGCACGAGTTTCTGCTCGATTTGCCTTATAAGGCTTGTAGTAGTCTTTGCGCCATGAGCGACCTTCGAGGCAGAACACTACATGTTTCCCCTCAAAGTCTTGCCATGCCTTCTTGATACTGTTAAAGGTAATATGCAGAGCCATGCCTAACTTAATGTCAGCATCTCCGCGAATAACGTGTCTAGCACGAAAAAATGTGTTAGCAGTATCAACTAAAATATATGTCATGAAACCTCTGATTTGCCTTTGGCAATTGGTGTTACGTTAATGAAACCTGCGCCACGCGACGGATCTTGACCTTCATCTGCAAGTATATTTCTGGCAAGATCTCTAAACCATCTATCTACTATCTCTTCTGCCGGATCACCGTCGAACCCGTAGCCAGCTAGTTTCAATTGTACTACAAATTCATCATTCCAGTCAAGCTCAAAAAAGCCATTTCTAATGTTGTCTTTATTAATATGTGTATCCAGCACAGCTACCCAAGGTTCGCCTTTGGCAGTAGCTCGCTCTTTCGGAGTAAGTTTAGCCTGTCGTTCTGCTTCAGTTGCTCTTTCGGCAGATGCGGTTGCTGCCTCTGCAAGCTGTTTGGCCTGTTCTGCTTCTTCTATAGCGGCAACAGTTCTTGCTTCGATTTTATCAATGCCAAAAATTCGTTTAATGTATTGTTTCATTTTCCCCACCCATTGCCCCAAAGATCTACGTGTAGTCTAGGGCTGTAATAATAACCACGTTTTAATGCCTCGTCTGCTATGTGAATTCTATTACCATCGTATACACTAACAACACCACCTACTGGCATTACATATACTGGACCTTCGAATCCTGCAAGTCTATATGCTCGTACCGCTTTATCAACTTCATCAAAATGTGCTAGACTGTCTACTACGAATTTTAAGTATGTAAATCCATATTGCTGATATGATGCAATAACCTCTGGCTTAACAGCGTCATCCCACGATTCACCGCTTGCGCTAAGTTTAGGACTTACACTAAATGTAATTTCTCTAGAAGCACGATACCACTCATCTAAGAAATCTTTAAAAGCTTCGTGCAAATATTGAGTACCGTTAGTTTCGAATGTAATATTTCGAATGTCCTGCATGTCTGCATGATTTAATAATTCTGGGTACAACTGTTGCCAACCTAGTAATGGCTCACCGCCTGTGATAACTAAATGAACATCATTGCCGTTTTCTTGAGCCCAGTGATGATTGGGAGTTAATGCTAACAACTTGGCAACAATTTCGTCAATTGTAAAATGTGGACTAAGTTCTTTAAATGCTGGATGCCAGCTAGCATAGCTATCACACCCTGTGTTAACTAACGGCAATTCTTCAAATGTTTTATATAATTGCACGTTAGCGGCAATAGGTTCGATTTCTTTAGTTGATTCGCCAGCAGGCATGCCAAATCCGGCACATTTAAAGTTACATCCAAATGTGCGTAAGAAAACAGAAGGCACGCCTACAAAGCGTCCTTCTCCTTGCGCAGAATAAAATAATTCTGAAATTTTAATTGAGTTCATATATAGTCGACCATTGTTCTAATTTACGTTTTTTATTAGCCTTAGCAATTTCTAATTCTGCAAGATCTAGTATACCTTGCTCTACTAGGATATCTACTAATGCTAACATATCTCCTACCTCAAGTTCAAGCATTTTGGAATGTTTTAAGCCCGTTTTATAATGAATAGATTCTAAACCAAATCGATTACATTTACTAACTTCAACAATTACCTCTGCACACTCTTCTTGTAGAATTCCTAATGCTTCTTTAGTCTGTCTTTTCATTTTGACTTTCCTGCTTGTACTCTGCATACGCAGAAGAAATACTATCCCAAACAGCCCACTTAAATAACCATGACAGTAATGAGGTTAATCCTAGTACTAGTAATAACGCACCGATAATTCCTGGCAATAAAAATCCAGCTATAACTGACAACATGGCAACAAAATAAACCTTTTGCCAAGGTTTCCATTTACTCCATTGCCATATGACAAATTTATATACATCGTTCATTGTTTAAATAATTCCAAGTTAATAATCTTTGCTACACGCTCGCCAACGTCTTCACCGTTGGGAATAACATAAGTTTGTTGATCATGTCTATCTTTACGTTCGTCGTAGTGCCGCACATTTAAAATCTTTCCACCAACAGCCGAACTTAGTTCAAAACTAATACGACCTTCGCCTTCTGGACGACCTCGCTCTACCATTGCTGTTCCCATACCAATTGCCATATTATGTTTCTCCTGTAACCATGTTGCTGTTTTTATTTGTTCGTACTTGTCTCTGTTGTCCCACATGTCTCGAACTTTGGTATATAACCAGTTGTCAAACCATTTCATACAGACTCCTTGGCAAGTCCACGCCACAATTCCACATGTTCGTCAGACCATTGATTTCCGTCCCACTGTGCATAACTAGGAAATGGCCAATTAGGTGTTGCACTTGACATAATTTGATAAGTGCCGTTTCTTACAGGATTTATACTTACTGGAAACCAATCAGTTACTTCTGGTTCTTCGTCTACTATTTCTTCAACAGGTGCAATAGGAACTCCACCTAGTGAAATATTTTCATCAGGTTCACCTTGGAATACTTCGCCTGTATCTTGATTAGTAAGTTCTAACGGACCATAGTAGTAGTATTCAGTGTCATCTTGCATCCAACCCAATGCTTCAACAGCTTCGTATGTATCTTCGTCCCACGCGGTATTAAACTCTTCAAGGTCTTCGTCGGCACAATTACGGCCAGCTTCGGTGTCTGCCCAACATCCGTCAGTTAAGTCCCATAGTTCCCAACATTCGTCATTGTCAATACAGCTAAGTTCGTAACCATCTTCGTTTTTAAGTTCGATATCACTAAGAGGACGCTCTTCTGATTCTACGCTAAATGTACCCCAGCGATAGCCTTCTTCTCGAATAATCACTTTATCATCTTTGTACCAGAATTGCCGTTCGACAGCAGACTTCTTGTATTGTGGGGAAAGTTTCCATGTAGCCATTATAATAGTCCTTATCGTGGAGCAAACTCTTGTTGAAGTTTGATGTTGTCAAAAAATTCTTTCTTTGTATGGGGATCATCTTTAAATGTTCCTCGCAATACGGTAGTTTGTGTAAGACTCGAATGTGCCATAATACCGCGATTTTCACAGCATCCATGTACAGCTTGTACGTAGACTGCTACGTTTTCCGATTCAGTAGCTTTGCTAATCTCGCGGGCAATGTCGTTACAGAGTTCCTCCTGGAGAGTTCCTCTACGGGCGCACCACTGAGCGATTCGGGTATACTTGCTAAGACCAATAAGTTTGTTAGCAGCAATAATACCAATATAAGCAACGCCAGCCACAGGTTGGTGATGATGAGAACACATAGAGCGCAACTCACTACGTACAACAAGCATACCTTCATAACGGTCTTGCGAATCATTTGGAAATGCTGTTGCGTCTGGTGATGGGTCATATCTTCCTGCCATTATTTCGTTATAGTACATTTTGGCCAGTCTACGTGCTGTGCCTTTTGAGTTGGGATCGTTTTCTCTGTCAATAAGCAGTGTATCGAGTACCTGTTCAAATGCTCGAGTTGCTTCGTTGATAAGATCAACCTTATCCATGGGCTTAATATAATCTGAGACATTGTCTCCTGCCCAAAATCTTTTGTTATCGTTTTTCATTTTATCGCGGATGACTTGCGATAAGTTTTTACTGTTGTCTGACATGTGTTCTCCGAGTTAGTGACGTGGATGTCTATATGTTATTATACAATATTATTTAGGTTTTTGCAACCTTAATAGGGTATTTTTCTTAACCGCTTCTTTCAAAACATTTAATTTTATATCTATAACACTTGCATAGTGCAGTAATGCGCTAGTATCTTTTGGAAAGCACATACCACCAAATCCATATTGGCCGTCTGGTCCGGGCACTTGTGTATGAGTATTTCCAATTCTAGGGTCCATTGCAATCATGCGCCGAATGTTATTCCATTCATAACCGTTATGTTCTGCAATGGCTGCTAGTTCATTCATAAACACTACTTTAGTAGATAAGAAGCTGTTAATAGCATATTTTACCAAACTAGCTTCACCAATAGAACAATGAATAATGTTAGCCTGCGGTTTTGTATATCGAATAATACGCTCAGCCTCATGTTGATACGCCAACACGTTACCGCCTATAATAGCCCAGTTCTCTTTTGCATAATCTTCAGCAGCCTTTGCAGCAGTTAGAAACTCAGGAACATGCACTAAGTTAGGATACAGTTTGCCTAATCTTTCGTATACATCAGGTGTTGCAGTTACCTTGCTAATGATAACACCTTTGTAATCTTTAAGATTGTCTAATACACTTTCTAATATATCTGTGTTACAAGCCCCATTGAGTCTTTGCGGACTAGGCACGCAGACAAAGATGCCCTCGGCATCCATTATTTCTTTATATGTACCGACATATCCTCTTGATACATCTGTATCGATGCAAATTTTATGAAAGGAACCGTCGTAGCTATTTCTAATAGCTTCCCCTACAAATCCTAGACCTATAAAGCCTATTTTAGGTAAATTAAAACCCATCATTGATATTTTCCTATTTCTGCATCCCAATGGCGATTGTCATAGAAGTTAAAGTGAAAGTTATATCCAAACAACCCTAGTTCTAGATCTAGTCCTGCGTGGCTTTGTCGCACAGTCCAGTTAAACATAACCGATACTAGTGTGAAGTCTTGAGTGAATTCTAATTCAATAAACTTATTCTTAAACGGAGTGTCGTAAGCACGGCACCACAAGTTGTTGAATGTGTTACTCCAAGGGTTACGGATATTAAAATTAAAACTAATCATACTGATAAACTTTTTTTAGATTGATCATTATGTCTTTTACGACATTCTTCTTTAACTTCTTTAGGGATATCAGGATGCCACTCAGCCATGCCGCAATCGTACACACGCACTTGATTATCGTTAAACGACATTAATAAAAACATCAATATTATTATTAGTAACGCTATTGCAGCTTGTTTCATACTAAATCTCCAGGACGCCTGGGTACCATATGTATATGTGGATACTTTCCAGCTTGACCTGCAGCATCGCCTACTGATTGGACAATGTTGAATCCGCTCCACTTGTCGCTTTCCATTCCTTCCCATCCCCACTTGTAGGCTGCTCGATATGCGCCGACGAGACAGTCCACTGTTTTATAGGTAGGCACAAAGCACAAATAGCCGTCTGGCGGCTCTCCGGTTTCTTTAAATACCCAGAACGTGTTAGTTCTGTACTCAATTTCTTTCCAAGGAGCACTGCCATCATTTAGAGCCTTTTCAATATCAGTTATCATTACGCCAAAAATCTTCCCATGGATAAACCAACCAACAATCATCTTCTAATTTGTTAACTTCCCATACTGAGTAGTCAACTGACTCTTTACTATCGGTATTATTAGTGAGTGTAGCAAAGCGAACATTATCACCCCATACGGAATTCCATTTAGGATCGTCAGGGAAACAGCCGCTAGGCCAATCTTGTTTAATCCATGCAATAGTAGCACCGCTATCGTTAATATCGTCAACGATAAGAATGTTCTTACCTTCGAATGCATCTTCTCCCATGCCTAGGTCACTAACACATTCTCCACCATCTCGTAGACTAACTTGTAATGGCCGCATGGCAATTCCTAAGTATTGACTTAGGAGGATTGCAGGAATTGCACCGCCTCTAGTAATTCCTACAATATATTCTGGCCGCCAATTGCTAGCAGTAATTTGCCTAGCAAGTTCGAGACATGCACCTTCAACATCATTCCATGAATAATAAATCTTTTTCATTTAGCAACATCCTCGAACATTTTTTTCCGACCTTCTTCGCCTAGCTCGGCATCAAAGATTTCTTTTGATCGTTGCATCATAGCACAAGCCAACATTAGCAAATCTTCTCGGTCGTCGCACATAAGAATACGTTGGTCAATTGGATACATTAGTTCCGCCATTCGTTGTTCAATAGGATTAGTCATTTACTAGGGTCTTGCAAAGATCTTTAATCTCTACATCAGTCATAAAAAAGTTATATGTAGAAGATTCTTGAACTTCGCCATTATCTTTTAGAGATTCCTGAATAAATTCAATACTGTTTAAATCTGCAGGACTTGCACACTTCCATGATCTAACACGTAGACGAAATCCCGGTTTTTCTTTAATAACTGTTTCTTTAACTTTGATACTTTCGTGGAACATATCATTCTCCTTTAATTGCTTCAAATGTTCTGTACTTGCCCAATGCCGCTATGTATTCGTCATACAGCTTCTTTAGCTTTGGATGCTTCTTCTCTAGTTTAACATCGCGCTCGGGAATTTGCAAGACTTTTTCAATTGTATCTAACCGTTCTTCTAAGTCTCTATCATTTATTACTACTTTACCCTTGACCGTTAGTGTGGCATCTTTTTCTAAGATGACTTCGTCTTTACCATTTGGCACAGTCATAATAGGTTTACCATTACTGCTATTAAATTGAGTACTTGGAGTAGTAGTCCAATTAGCAGTACCAGTTCCGGTGCTTGTATACACTGTTCCGACTGTTAACGGCAACCCTGCTCCGCTATTCGGCCATGCAACACTAGTGCCATTTAATTGGCTTGTTGTAAGCGATCCAACAGCGCCGCCATTAGTTACTGGTATTGTGTGCTTTGAGTTTAAGATAACTGTCATTATGAATCCATTTATTGTTTACAAGAAATCCCCATTCTCGTTTGTGCGGGCCTGGTATAAACAACGTCCAGGGTGTAACATCTTCTTTTAATTCAATACGGTGGTAACTATTGGCACCGCAGAATCTAAAATGTCCTGGGCCCCGCCATTTACGAACTTCACATGACATAGTACCGTCATCATGAAATTGAGGAATCCATTCAAAATAACCACCTGCTAGTATTAGTGTAAAGTAGGGCCACGGATGATCATGCACATCTCCGGGATCACCTTTATGAAACTTATGTAAGAACACGTTAAACGGAAATGCTTTACGATCTTTTAGGAAAAGATAATAACGAGTTAACAACGGCTCGTTACATTGCCTATCCATAATAATACGTTTACGGCCAATTGACTCAAGCCAGTTTAAAAATTTATTTTTTATCCTTTGGATTATCATAATCGTCCTTTACTAAGGTATAGATAGTTTGCAAATTTCGTAATGCTATTTCAAGTCCGGGATATTGTTCGCACATTGACTTAACTCGATCCCAATCAGGGAAGCCGTCAATCCATTCTTCTGTTGCACCCCAGTTAAATACGTATCCGTCAGTTGATATAGTATCTGTAGCAAAAGTGGAATATCCGCCGCTTCCACTTGATGTTATAGTAATAGTATTACCGGATGAGATATAATTAGTTGTACTATTCATAGTAATACTAGACAAATCAATACTATAGCTATCATCGATAGTAATAGTGTCAGTTAGATAGGTGTCTAACGAGTTCTTGTGCTGAGAAGAATTGCTCACGTAATGCCTCCGTTTGTTTATGTAACTGCGGTAAGAACTTTTCGTAATTATCCATGTACTGCATTATCTTACCGCATAACTCTGGACGATAGCCTTGATAATTTTCCCAGTTACGAGTCCAGATTTCCGGATACTTAAATGTATCAAATGCCATCTCGCTATAGCTAAGTCTATCAGGCACCATTGGAATAGCATCTACAACAGCACCTTCGTACCAGCTGATGCCTAATGTTTCCTGCAAGTTAGCACTGAACACTAGTTTCGCCTCACCTAGTAGGTTATGATACTCATTCTTTGTCAGCTGTTGATCCTGACACACTACAAATTCATATTGCGGCAAATGTTCTTTTAGATCACGGAAAATTTCAACCTGTTTCTCAGGAGCAATGCGATGCGGGAACAAGATGAGATCACGCTTGGGCATACCCTTATACATGGTTAATGTATCTTGCATATACTCCATGGGCCAACCTGTGCGGACAATCTTGCCAGATGTTTTGTAATCATACATAGTACCGAGATTGGTATCTAGTAAATTGTTACCAAACATCTTAATATGGAAGTCTGTAGCAAAGTAGTTGTGATCAAACGCATGGAAGAAACTTTTTTCTGCATGTCTTACCCAAGGTTTATCTCCAACAAGGCGTCCTAAGAAGTCTTGAGGATCATAACTACCAGCATGCCATAAGCCATGTGTAGTTACCGGAATGCCGAGAAGCTCGGCCATGTACTTGAGATTGATGATACCAGGGTGCCAAGCATCAGTAAATATAAAATGATCACCTGGGCGAACGGCTCCGTTGCAAAATAACCGGCCCATCTGCTCAACTTGACTAGCCTTGTATATATTAGTGCCGCCAAAGTTGAGGAACGCTCCAGGAGTGGTAGCACTAGGTATGTCCACAGGACCAGAGATAATTTTAACATTAAAGCCTTCCTTTCGTAACAGATCGGGTACATGGGTCTTCCATTGACCTGTGTACCTAGTCTCTACTGATTCAAGATCAACTAAGAATACGTTCATTGATTGTAACGTGGCTTGTTACCTTGATATGGTTTACGTTCACCTGACCAAGGTTTCTTTTCACCGTTCCATGGTTTACGTGGACGAGTAGATTGATAATATTGATTCCAAATTGGACTCATTCTATTGTACAAATCTGCCTCATTGAACGGAAGCATTTCGAACCGACAAAAATCTAACAATTTGTCCAGATCGTCAAAGATCTTAACAACATCGGGACGGTTTTCGAAATAAGCGCAATCTTTGTAATTCTTAGCCATAATAGCCTCTTATATTAATATTTGATAAATGAACCATTTTCTCCGTCTTCGGAGACCTCAATCCAAACCTCACGGTTGGGATACTTTTGTGAAATCTGTTGATATAAATCTTCAGACATCATTTCACAACTCTTGTAGTCTAACGCTAGTATACTATCTTTGTAGAGATTTAGCAACCATCGTTTGAACTGAATAAACTCAATATCGCGATCATCGTGTGTGACACTTATCCAAACTTTAAAGTGGAAGATGTGACGATGCGGATAGCCCAGAAAACTCACATCATATTCATCACCTGTAGCAAGTGCTGGATCTGTAAGTGCAGCTGGATATTTGTGCATACCTTCTTTCTGGAAGGTAACCCAAATCATTTTACTAGGGCGGATGTCTTGTCTGATAATCATACAGTTTCCTCAAATAGTGATACATAGGTTGAAGTAGCCATAGACTCAAGAGTATCCATATCTTTAGCATTTAATCTAAAAGAATATAAGTTAGATGTTAATGCATGACATTGTTCAAAATATCCATAAAATCCCTCGTACGGAGTATAACCAATGGTTTCGTTCACTAAAATATATGATTTGGCATTGTTATATGCTAGTTCTATTAGTGCTTGTATATGCGGAGCAGAAAAATCATACACTTTTGCTTCAACAATTATACCGTCTTTAATTTTGATCCTCAACTGTTGTTGAAATTTCTTAAATACATGTGATTGCTTATATGATTGATTTTTGATATGCTCGGGTTTCATGTCGGCAATAGTTTGAGCACTAGTAGCATCAATGTCTCTAGTTTTTACTTCTAGTCCGTATATTAAAATATCGGGACCGTGCCCTCGATTAATAGGAACACCCATCGATTCTAGTAATTTTTCAACAGCTCTACCTGCGTGTCCGCCGGTACTAGCAGGAACAGATTTACCAATTAGTTGATTGGCTAGTTTAAATAATTTTATTTTTGCTTTGATCATTTTACGATCTCGTCGTTTTTGTATTGATTCCAGTCTGTAAACTTACTACGATCCATTAGTGTATGTAGACTGTGAGACCATACACCGGGATTAGTTGCTTTAAAATCTTTGTCATCAATCTTAAGCATTGTATTATAATTCCATAATCTAATGTAGGGAATTGGAATTCTTATTTGAGGAATAAAATTGTCACGTTCGTTTAATCCGCCGTCATTAAATTCTTCAACTTGACTAAGTGGAATATCTAATGAGCACAGATAATCTTTGTCTAAAAAGTGCATGATCATGTCTTCCCATAATTTATGCTCTTTGTAGTCACTGGGATTGAAACTATGATTAGCACCAAAGAAGATATGGTTGCAACCTTGCAAATTTAATGCAATGTGTTCAACTGATTGAATGCCTGTTACAAATAGAGTACGCATGCCAAATGCAGGAGTATGTTCCACCTCATTGCCAATAAAGAATACTACATCTTCTGCAACACCGCTAGTATAATCACGCTTCATTCTTTTTACTTTCTTCGTATTGTTTAAAAAGTCTAGTTACTGGTTCCATCTTTTCTTGGAAATGATCAGGAGCACCCCGTGCTGCCATTTGCATATCCCATTCGCTAGGATAGTGTCGTAACATAGAACGGGCTCGGTCCTTAATTGCTTTTGGAACTCGAGGTGTACTTAAAATTTCTAGTAGAAATTTTTGAGTTTGCACTACGGCACGATATCGTTCGTCTGGTAAAGTCATAGCTTATAATCAATTGGTTGATTAGTACACAAAATATTAGTTTTGGATTCTTTTGATATTACCGTGTGTAATTGAAAATCATCACTTGCAGAACACTCGTAATGATTAGCATACCGATCAGAAAGTTGCAGTAATTTACCTGTTTTATCAAACTTCATTACTACATACCAGTCTGATTCATTATAAGTATTAGCCATTGTATGCTCGATAGCAAAAACACCAACACCTATAGTTGCTCCAAATAGCAATGCACTTAACAGTTTCATTTTACACTTTCTTCAAGTTTATCAAGATTAAGGGTTTCGTCTTCGGTGAATTCTTCGTTGTGTTCTAATTGTACACTAGTTGAGTCTACTTCGTCAAATAAATTGGCAAACTGCGTTGATGCATTAACTGTTTTCTTACCAGTAGCACCCCTAGTACCAATAATACTCATCCAAAAACGGCTGTATTCTTCAACAACTGCATCAGCAGTTGCCCTGTCGCTAGTGGCAAAGATAGCTTCGACTACATCTTTAAAATACAGTCTATCAAACTTTTCCTGTATTAACATAGATGGAAAGTTACCTAAATCGTATTGACGATTGGCTTCTTGAACAGCATTTACGTGCATCCATACATTGTGACCCATCATGATAGCATAGCTAAATGAATCCCAGCTTGTCTTGTTACTAACTTTACCTAGCTTGTTTAAATCTGGAGGTACTAGCCAATCGGCTGGATTTAACGGATCTGGATTAGTTACTCCGGGCTTAGGAGTACCGGCACCATAAATGCAAATTTCTTTCATAGTAACTTGATCAATAATTGGACTTGATTCAAATCTATTAAAGATACCATCTTGTACTACAGCGTCTTTAAACAGTCGTGTGTCTGTTGCGTACTTTTTGTCGTCTGCAGAAGCCTGCATACGATAGACCCATTTGGTTCTGTCAGCGGTTTCTGTTTGGATGTAGATTTGTCCATTTGCAGTTGCAAGGAACGGTGAGGCGCAATCAAAAGAGATGGTAAAGTTTTCATTATGGTATTTCCTAACAGCACGTTGAATATCGGTTAACAGAACTGCCCACTCTAACTTAGAGGTGCCCAGGAAGTGCATCCAATCGTGTTGACCCTTTTCAAGAAGTCCGTCGAATCGTAGTGCTACTAATCTCTTCAATACAAGATGTATGTCGCACATGTTCTGTCCGCCCATACCCCAGCCGTTAAATGCACGATCACCGTACTGTTTAGTATCACAGTACTTTTTCATACGTTGGTACCAATCTTCTGCATCTGTATGGTTTTCGCCCTGTAACACATTTAGGAATTTACAGTTACCGTTACGATTGTTAACAAAATAATCGTTATTAATGTAAGTGCCTTGTACAGCTTCTAAATATGTATTAATACCAGTGGCTGCACGACCCGCTGGGCTTCGAGCAACCCATGCAGGAATATCAAGACACATACCATAGTCCATTAACGTATCCATCCACGTTAACACTTGACTACGTTTCTTTTGTGCTTTAGGACAGTTAGGATCTTTCCAATCGGCAGGCCAAACACCTTTACCAATCTGGAATCCACCTGAGTCACCTAATACCCAACTTGTTGAACGATCACGATTGCGAAACATGTCTTCGCTTTCGTCTGTTTTAGTAAGGTCTAAATTAGCATGACCTGCCGAGTACAAGCAATGATCATAGTAAAATGCACCTTTATCTGGTTCAAGATAATTAAGACTTTCTACACCGCTAGCAAATGAAGACGGAATACGTGCTGGATCAACATAATTGCTGTAGCGTTGTTTACCTATAAATGTAGAGTAAAAGCCGGACGTGGCCGGCAAGAACACGGCATAATCATTTTGAGTAGCAGTTAAATTTCTATTCATTACTTACTTTGCGCTGGTAGAATGTAGTTATATTCAGCAAGACCGCTATCGACAGTAATTTGCATAGCGCCAGCATCACTAAGTTTCATAGTCTTGTCTCCGGATAAATTCAGAATACTCATAACTTGAGTAACGGGCCACGACCATACAGATTTCAACTTGCCAGTTGCTGGAGTTTGGAAAACAAATGATCCTGCGTGTGTGCTAGCATCACCGAAGCTAAACACTAGATTACTATCTTCAGTTTTAACTTGGAATACTGTTTCTTCTGTATGTGCTTGACTTTGAAACTTCAAACGTTGAATACTAGCAACAGCCGGTTGGAATTCAATTTCCCATGCGGTGCCTCTAAATTTAACAGACTTTAGTTTTTCGTTAATAACTTCAGCACTCATGAAACGGTAGTCGTTACTAAAGTCTCCTGTTGCATTTTCAAAGTGGATAGTTGTAGGAACATCTTGTCCATTACGAGTCGCTCTAACAACATCAATCTTGGCATCTTCTTTGTATTCTGGACACTTCAAGTGTATGTTCAACTTGTCTAAGTTGGGCATACCAAAAGTTCCTTCGAATTCTGCAACTGGTTTGTGAGTCTTAGCTGTCACAATAACTGAACGATCTTCAGCCATTGATTCAAAAATTGTTTCAGTTAGTGAACCTGAAACTTTAACAACTGGCAAAAAGCCCAGTGCATGAGTGTGCGTTACGAGATCTTGTAAAATGTCTTTCATATTTTTCCTTTAAGGTTTGTATTAGTATATAGGTTTTTTTATCAGAAGTCAAACAATTTGTTAAAAGTATTTGTCTGTTCGGTTGACCTAATGTCCCAGTTTAGAACACCGATTAAGTTATCCAATTTGTTATCAATAATAGTAGACTCCATTTCTTCGTGATTGAACGGTAAGTCTTTAAACCATTGCGGTAACCGCAGTTCATCGACCGGGTAGGCTATTGAAGTAAAGCCCATTGGATTATCTTTAAGTTTACAGACAATAACTTTGGCACCGTCTATAATGTTGGCACTATACTTGTCGCCAAACATACGCTTTAGAGTATTCCAATTGATACTGGCACGAACATGTCCTGGCATGTTAGCTTTACCAGCCTTGGCCTCTTTAGCTTGATATTCGGTAACATTATTTGCACGTTTTGGACTACCCTTTTCCCAACCAGGCCTAACTTTGAAATTAGTTCTAAACTCACTGATGAAGTCTAATACTTGTTTTTCTTCAGTTCCAGTTAAGACCTTTTCAAGAATGTCACTTAAAAAGTTTTGGATAAATTCTGGAGTATCGCTGCGTTTCAAATCTAGACCCATGGCTTTGATCTTACCTGGCTTGCCGTCTACGTCTGCACGTTTGCCTTCTTTATCATAGTACAATACAGCATAACGCTTCTTGGTAATGAACAGGCCTTTACTAGCTACAATCTCACGACCTGCCTTAATAACTTCACCGCGGCTTCTTGGACAATGAAATACATCTTCCATGAATTTAGGGAATGTACTATTAACTTCTTCACCGATCTGATCGTATAGTTGTATTACAGTTTCTTTTGACCACGCGATTTGTTTCGATTCGATATCCTTCTTAAGCGTCTTATAAGCAGAAAAATAACAGCTATCAGTATCACCGTAGATAATAGCTTTTCCAACATGATTGTTTTCTCCTGTGATAATCTCATTAACTTTGCCAGCCATATGTTTAGCAATAGCACGGCCAGTTAGTGTAGTACTTTGTCCAATCCTCTTGTCAAAGAATCTGCAATGCGGATTAAGAATAGCACCATACAGGCTGTTCAAGTTAATCTTCTTGACCAACTGACGTTTGTCCCAATATTCTTCTTCAACCTTATTGCCTGCTTTGATACAGTCTTTAAGTTTGGCCTGCATCTCTTTACGTTCAGCATACCAGCGTTTCAACAAGCCGGGAATGATACCTTCTTTCTCATAGGTGAAGATAGTTCCGTTAGCTGAAATCATAAGACTTTGATGACTATCAAAAATAAGTTTATAAACTTCTGCAGCACTTAGAATATCGCTTTTACCATCTTCCCAGTCAATGGTAATCTCTGTACCAATTTCCTTATTCATAATTGCTGTATATTCAAGACTACCGAATATGCCTTCCCATGCTGCAGCAAATGATTTACCTTTGGCTACTAAGTTGTCAATATACTCTTCAGTTTGAGTTTGACGTAGTTGTCCGACAATGGTTTCTGGACCCATGTTTAGGGCACGAATCGCTGAAGGATACAGTGAGTTAATGTCTAGAGAACCAATCCATTCGTGAATACCTTCTTTGGGGTAAGCAACATACGCACCAGCCGCACCTTCGTTTTCTGCGTTCTCGTCACGCTTGATACGATTAGGAACTTGGAAACCTCGACGATGTGCTTCGTTAATAATAGCCTGTTCAGTTACAGCAACTGCACCCATAGTAGTCTGTAACAATACAGTACATTCATGTGCCAGTGTATTGGCAAGATCTAGAAACTTGAGTTTATTATCTAGTTTGTTTAATAGTGCTGTGTCTTGTCTATTATAGATAACAAACTTGCGAAAGTCATTGTTGTACAATTGATCCAGTGTACCTTCGTAAACTGTTTTACTTTCGCCTACTTCCATCTCACCGATTGCATCCAATCGATAAGTGTGTCGTTCTTCGTATGTGTACTTGCGGTACAGTTCAAGACTGTCTAAGTGTACTCTACCCATTAAATCGTATGTAACCGCTTTCTTACCATACTTTTCATACTCACGCTTCTTGGGCATTTGATCCCATAGGCATAATCTACGAGTGTCTTCTTTGCTTAGGACCTTAATGATTCGATTAACAGTATATGGCATATCGAAGCCTTCACTGTTCCAACCACTTAAAATATCTGCATCTTGGATCAAGTTTAGAAAGGTGTCTAGCAGATCTGCTTCATTATCAAAGATATGCGTATTAGGTAAATCTTTAACAAGTTCTTCTGCTTCGGCTATAGTCATACCTTTAGGAGGTATAGCCAAACAAACAAGTGTATCCAACCATTGTAGGTGAACAGCAATCGCAGTAATGGGCATAAACGCATCTTCTGGTGATGCATAGCCACGTTCTGGATCAAAGTCCACCTCAATGTCCCAGAATGCTACGTTTAGCTTGGGAGCATCTTGATTAATGTAGTTTTCACTTAGACATGCTACGACTGGATTAATATCCGCTTCGTAGAGTTTCTTTCCACTGTTTATTTTTAACTCTTTGTGGAAATCTTTAGAGTTTTTGCAAACGATTCGACTTAACGGTTCTCCGTAGATACTGTTAAATTTTCCTCTTGGGTCTTCGTAGTAGAAAGTATAGCGAGCCGGGAATTCTTTGTATTCTCGCTTGCCTGCTTTATTTCTTTCAACTACTCGCACCACATCCGCATTTCTATCAAAATATGCATCAACGTACAAGTTATTCTCCTATGCAATTTACGGCTTGCAAATACCAACATGATCATTTATGGCTGATCAAACCGTACTCTTATGTATTAATTATCAGTCTAGAAATAGCAACAATGTCAATAGTGACTAGCAGTAAATAGTTAGCTACCATACCTGTACTTTTGCGTGTCCAAGCAGCCCAAGCAAAAATACCACATTGTGCAATAAACAACGGATATAAAATTAAAAATGGTGGATTAGGTAATGTTAGCCCCATCCACACAGCACAACCAATACTCATAAACCAAGCAGTAATTTCTAGAATAAACCTTAACGGATATTCCCGGTAATCCCGATTAGCCCATGAATAAATTCCTTTTATAAAATCCATCAGTCTTGCGGCAAGCGCCCAGTAACACCTAGGATCATTTCAACATCTTCCCAAGCTGATTCATGCTCTTTCCAATTGTCTTTATGTGCAATGGCAATTGCTTTATTGATAACACTTGATTTGATTTCTAATTCTTCGGCAACAGCTTTGACTGTTTCTTTAAGACCTTCTTTAAGATCTTCAATTTCACGAAGGACTGTAGAACCTTCGGTGATTAGTCTTTCCAATTTTGCTTTTTCTTCAGGTCCGTACATGCGTGTAGACATAAATTCTCCTTGTTAACACATATTATATACTAGTTATCTGCAAAGGTCAAGCCCACAAAAGAAAACAGCTAGCCAAAGCTAGCTGTATTTTGCTAAGTAAGTCGGATTACTTAGTTGGCATACCACCCGGTACACCTTTTGCAATCGGGGCAGCGCCTGGTGCTGGTGCCGCTTGAACTTTGCCTGCAATCTTTTGTACTCGCTGTGCTAGTGCTGTTAGACGTTTTTGCACATCTGCTGGTAACGCAGCCGCAGCTACTGGATCTTTTGCATACTTGTCAATAACAGCCATATGCTTGTCAAACTCTGCCTTATCAGCGGGATCCATTTGAAGAGATTGAGCAACAGCTGGATCTGCAAATATTTTCTTGATTCCTTGATATGCACCGTACGCACCAGCGCCAATAGCACCTGCGATTGCAACAGCTTTACCGGCACCTGGAAGTCTCATGGCAACATTTTTTGCAAATTGTCCAATTCTAGAACCCACTCCTGGTTTAGCAGGAGTTACATCTCTGTACGGAGTGTAAGGCAATCCACCGCCGCCTGCTGGTCTTGATGGCACCATAGCACCACCGCCCGGACCAGGCAACGCAAGTGGTGCCTCAGTTAATACAAGCTTCATGAATTCCATTTGCTCAACTTCACTGAGCAACTTGATGTTAGTCATTACAAATGATCGTAATTCTGATTCGGTCATAAAGTCAAGGTCACTTATGTGTGTAACACTTTCAACTTTATACTTAGCTAAGATCTGTTCCATAGCACCTAATGATGCAACTAGATCACTTTGTGATTTAATCTGTGCGCCTCTAGCTAATAGTTGTTCAAACTCAGGAGTAATTTTTCCTGTCTCCGGTTTCCCAGCCATCTTTTCAAATGCTTTAATACCTGCAATAGTTGCTGGACCCATTTTACCATCTGCTCCAGTACTACCGACATTAATACCTAATGCAATCAGTTGCTTTTGAATATTCATTACTTTGTTACCGGCCGCTGCTGGTGTAGCAGCTGGTGTAGCAGCTGGTGTAGCTGCCGGTGTTGCACCTGACTGAGTTGTTGCACCTGGAACTTCGCCAGTATCGCCTCCGCCTGGCGCCGTTTGTGTTCCGGCAGCTAATCGAGCATCTGTTGGATTGGCTGCTGCAGGTGTTGCACCTGGAACTTCGCCAGTATCGCCTCCGCCTGGCGCCGTTTGTGTTCCGGCAGCTAATCGAGCATCTGTTGGATTGGCTGCTGCAGGTGTTGCTGTTTGTGATTGTGCTAACTTATCAAGAGCTGCTTGTGCATTTTGTAGTGCTTTTGCTATTTCTGGATCGTCTTGCATATCATTAAGCTCTGCCATAATTTTTTTAATTTCAGCAACTTCGTTTTGAAATTTTCCTTGTTGTACACCCATTGGTCCAGTAACTGTTGGTCCAGTACCTAATGTTACTTTTTCTGCAATTCCGTTTTCTTTAAGATTATAACTAAAACTTTCAACAATGTTACGTGCAATGTTTGATTTAAATACAAATGATTCAGCTGTTGGTGCTGCTGAAATTTTAGCTACTAGAGCATTGAGTTGTTTTAACTTTTCTTGTTTAAATTTAAAACTACCTGCATCGCCTTGATTAACTGCTGCCGCTGCCGCTTGATCTGTTGTTGCCTGGCCGCCTGTAGTTAATCTTGATACCCAATCAGGCTTACCTGTTGGCTTAGGCATAGTGCCGTCCCACTGTTCAATTGGGGGTAGTGGTGGAGGTAAACCCATTCTACCGCGTACAATCTCATCAGTACCGGTATACTTAGCTGCTTTTTCTAGTCGAGCCATTAGTTCTTGTGCCTTAGCATAGGCAGCAGGATCACCAGCTTCCATCAAATTTTGTTTGGATTCTATGCGATCCATCTTAGCTATCAATGCTTTTAAGTCCATGTTTTATCCCCGAATTTCTTATAATATATTTATGTTCACTTAGGCACACAGTTAGGAACTGTTTTGCCGCCCTTTTTCTTTGTACCGACCATTTTATGACTGTCCCAGCATGGATCTTTATCTTCTCCAATACCTTTGTCAATCCCTCGACTGGCAACTCCGCCTTTCTTTCTTTTAGCAGCTAGTTCTTCTATACCATGACGAATTTGTTCAAGGTTCTGTGCTAGACCCATAAACATACCACCCTTGTGTAATTGTGTAATTCGTTCCCATGCTACTAAGTCGTCACTGTCTGCTAATTCGGCTAATTCTTTTAGTTGAGCACGAGCCGACATAATACGACCTTTTAGAGTCATAGGATTAGCTTTCTCGTGTCCGTAAATCTCTGGGTTGTTTGGATCAGTCGGATCCATGGCGATTGGCGCTTCTTGCAAGTCACCTGCTTGTTGCTTATATGCTATAGCAGCTTCTATTTCTTCTGGACTTAGCTTAGGTGCAAATCCTTTATATGTACCAGCCTTCATTTGCTGCAATACTATCATTTTTAGATTAGTGCCGCGAGGGCCTGCTGGGGCAGCTGGCGCAACGGGATCCGTAACTTGTGGCTCAATTGGTTTACCAGTTAGTCGATTAATTCCAGACGCAGGTTGTTCACCGCCCGTTACTCGTTCTATAACACGTTCTGCTAATTGGCGGGCACGATCTTTATGTCGTACAGCACCCTCGGCAAATTCTGTTTCTACAGTTTTAAAATATTTGCCAATCATACTTGGCTTTGCATCTTTAGCTACATTGAGTACTGGGTTAGTAATAGTTGTTCTAGCAACTTCCGGTGTATAATGATTCATTGCCATTGATTCGGCAGTAGTTAATCGATTCAACGGACTTTTGCTTTCGTTAACAACACGAATAAATTTAGCCATGCTGTCAACACCTTCTACAGGCTTTGAAGCAGCTCCGTCCATTGCCTGTAGAATTTTCTTCATGTCCATTGGTTAACCCTTTAGACGACCGTCTTTCTCTGCTGACTTTAACATAGCCGCACGATCAGCATAGCTTCCACGCTTAACATCTTTAGCAGCAGTCTTCTCACCTTTAGTAGGATTTTTAACATGCTTTAGTGGATCAAACTTATCGCCTTCCATCACACTTCCGCATTCTTTTAATCCGTGTACTGGGCAAGACTTGCCTTTGGCAGTGTGATTACATTTGTCAGCAGCTTCTTTTACTTTAGCAAAAGGATTTACACCTTTCTTCGGTCCTGCTTTCTTGTCAGCAACTGCCTTCTTCATCGGCTCTTTCTTGTTGCCATCCTTGTCCATGTCTAAGAAGTCTGGCTTATTGCCTTCTTTAACTGCAATAGGTTTACCGTCAGCGCCAGCAACTTCGCCTTTATCTAAACTTACACGATCCATTTGCTTTTTAATACGAGCTTCTAGAGCTGCTTTGCCTTCTGGACTTTGATACTTAGGATCTTTGCGTAGAGCAATTAGTTGTTGTAGTTGTGGACTTTTCTTTGCAAGTGCAGCTTCGTCGTTTCCGAACATGCCTTCTTTAACTTTTTTATCTCTGTTATCAAATTTCTCGCTGTCTTTCATTCCCCATGTACCAGTTTTAGATTGTTTTAGTTTAGGGGCTTGTGCTTTCTTTTCAGCAGCACTTTGCGTTTTGGCATGACTCTTTTTGCCTTTGCCGGACTTGTCGTCAGCTTCTCCGTCGTCTTTGTAATCAGTATTTTTATGTACTACACCAGTATCAGTCTTGGTTACTACACCAGTACGAGTTTTCTTAGTATCACCGACTTTAGACTTATCGTCAAATGCTTCGTCTAAATCTTTTTGATTTTTTTCTTTAAGTTTTTCTAACTTGACTTTTGCTTCAGTTAATTTTTTTCTAAATTCTTTACGTACAGATTCTGAATACATATCAGAATTTTCAATCTTATCACCGTAGCTGCTAAATTTCATTTCGTACTCCAAATAGTGATAGACTGATGCAACGTAATCTGCAGATTTAGTAATCTTAGCCTGTACCCATCCTTCTAGCTGATCCCCGTCGTGGATCATTTTAAACAATTTCATACTGTAGTTTGCCAACTTGTACAAGTCGGCACGAGCCATTGCGGCTTCGTTATCATCTGGTCTATTCATATTCATTCCTGGCATAGTAAACTCCGTTATTCTAATATTTATCGTTTGATGGCGCTGCCGCCAAAAAGACTAGCACCTTTTAGCTCATGAGCACCTTTTGCTGTGCCATTTGCATTTTTTTGCTGTACTACTTTAGGTTGGGGTGGTGATTTAGTGCCACTTTTACCACCCCACGGATCACCTAAGTAGCTTTTCTTACCACGGGCTTTTCCGGGACTAATATGCGGATTTACTACAGTTCCGATATTAGCAGAGCTA